CGTTGCTATACAAAGTAGTTAAGTGTTCAGACCAATTACTAACAAATGAACTAAATGTACTTGATGGAACGAACTCACCTGTTAAATAAGAACTTATACCACTTGCCAACATTGGATTTGTTGGGAAATAGTAGCCACCACCTTTAACGGCAATACAGTGATTCTTATTACCACTCAATGTGAAAGAAGAAAGAGCTTGTATATACTCACCTGGTTCCATGTACTTTGTTTCTGCGAGAATTTTAGCACCTGAAATCCAAGGAGTTGTATCACCAACTTCACCTGTTACTGAAATCGTTGTGGTCTTTTCTTCGTCATCACTAGAAATAGAAATGTTATTACCACCAACAAGTGTGTATGTTTCACCTGCGTCAGCAGTATAGGCACTGAAAGCACTAGCATCTAATTTGTTGTAGAAGTTGTTAATACTCAAAGAATAAGCAGAGTTTGTGTAGTTCCAGTTGTTCTCCAAATTACTAGCAACAGAAGCAGTATAACCTGAGAAACTAGAGATTGGCAAATAACCACTCATTGAACTCTGTGGCATAAAATAGTTTGTTTCAGCTATACCACTAGCAATTTCCCATTTATTTGGGAAACGATAAACACCACCTTTAACCGCAATACAATGGTTCTTGTTTCCACTCAATGTGAATGAACTAAGGACCTGTATAATCATATTATCGGTCATAGTTTGTGTGTCTGCTAGTATCTTCGCACCACTAATCCAAGGTGTATAATCTCCATATCCACCAACAGCTAGAGCACTGTTGTTAATTGAAGAAATAGCACTGTTTCCGTCATAGCCGAATGTTAGTTTATCTTGAAATAGAGCACTGGTTTCATATTTTGTATAATAGTTGCTGCTCAAGAAATTGTAATTAACAAATGAACTTGTTCTGTTATCAACTTCTGTTTTTGTGTAGTAGTTGTTAATAGCGGAAGCATCTAGTTTGTTGTCAAGACCACCTTTTACAGCACTACAACAAGCACTAAATGAACTCCAATCTACTTTGTCATTAAGAGCTGAACCAAATGTGTCTGTGAACCAGTCGCCATTTACACCCAAAATAAGTGCGTCTTTTCCTTCGGCAACACCTGTGTAAGCAGTCATTGTTTCATCAACACCAAGTGGAATGTTTACAACACCCAATAAACTAGAAACAGTACCTGTTCCACTCAATGTTTCATCGTGATAAACTACTCTGCCACCAACACTACCTGCACCACCTGGGGTAATGTCCTGTGAGAATAGTTCCTGACCATTTCTATCACAAACAACTAATGTGTAAGAATAGCCATCATCTACGAAACAAGGGGCACGGCCATTGTTGTCTAATAGAATTGGGTTTGGATTCACAGCGGAAGCACCATCATCAGCCCATGTAGTTGCTAAATCAGGTCTACCGATATAATAAACAAACAACTTACCAGCAACAAGAATTGAACCATTCTTGTTTTGAAATTGTTGGGTTAAATCATATAAGGGAACTAATGCCATCGCTATTCACCTCTCATTATATCACTAAATTTTGGTTTAGTTTGTTTGTTTTCTTCCTGCCATTCACGATATGCTTTCATAATTGGTTCGTCATCTCTACCGTGTGGTTTGAAACCGGCTGCCCAATCTCTAGCATAGTTTTCTTTGAACCAGTTAATATCACTTCGTTCTGCGTTACTTTCTTTATGACGAGCAGCATTCTGTTGTATGTAAGGGACGGCTCTACCACCTTGTTTGAATAGACCTGTGCCACTTTGTTTCAAAAGATTGTCACCAACTCTTTGAGCAGTAGTCATATTCATTCGTTTTTTATAATCGTCAATAACAGTCTTGAAATTTGGGTCTTTCAACATTTCTGCTTTGTAAGCTGCTTCTTTCTTTGCCATAAACTTATCAGGATTTTCGGCAAAATATGCTTTGTCTTTTGCTAATCGTTTGTCATAAGAATTTGGTTCAGGAATAATACCTTCATTCAAAAATTTGTTCTTACTCTCTTGACTAGCATTTTTACGAATTGTTGGTTTTTCTTTCCAAATTTCTGCTTCTTTCTTCAAAGTTTCTTTGGCTCTACTGGCTTTGTCTGTGAATGTATCAGTTAACCAGTCTTCAAATTTATCACCAACACCCTTACCAACTTTACCTGCGTCAGCACCATTACCTACCCAATCCACAACTTGTTTTGCTAATCGTGGGGCAGCAGCAATAGTTTGTCCTAAACCAGCACCAAATACTGGGGCTACAACATTGTGTAATCCTAATTCTCTATCTTGGTTCAAATCTTCGGCAACACCCAATGCTGCGTTAGCTGCTATATCACCTGCCAACCAAGCACCTTTCTGTAAAGCGGTTTTACCTAAACCACCTGGAGTCAAGAAACTAGCTGCGTTCAATGCGTCTAATGCTATATCTTTGTTTGTAATGTCATCGCCTTTCTTACTGCGTTCACTAGCATTTGGAGCAAGTACATTTTCGTTCAACCATGAAGCAACTGGGTGTTCTTTCTTATATTCTTCGTAGATTTTCTTCTTATTTTCACGAATTGTATTGTTTTGAAGTTCACGCATCATTGTAGAGCGGTCTTCTTTGTTGTTCCAGTTATAGTGTAATGATTCGGCCAATCTCCCCATTTGTTCTTGGTCATATTCTTGCCATTTACTAGGATCTGGCTTAAATTCTTCTACTACTGGATATTTCTCAACCATTCCTTCAATGAAATCATTTCCTTCGTTTTTCTTAACAAATGATTTCATATAAGTGTTAATTCGTTTGTTTGCTTCGTCTTGTTCTTTGTAAGAATACTTGCCACCCAAATTTCCTGCTGCTTCAACATCCGCCTGAGAGATTTTCCCTGCGTCAATTAGTTTGTCATAAACATCTGAAAATTCGTCATAGTGTTTAGCAAATTTATTCATCATTGGCGAACCTCTTACATATTGAAATTAACTCTCTTGTTATGCTTATTCAAAGTTTCTTGTGTACCGATTGCGTCTTTTGCTTCACCACGTCTCTTACCACGCTGTTCTCTCTCCCAATCCTGTTGTTCAGCTTGTTTACGAGATACTGCGTTATAGATTTTGGCTTCCATGCTTGGGTCAAGTCTGTCAATTTCGTCTTTGTTATCACTATACCAATACAACATATCATCAGCATTACGGAAGTTGTCTTTATCAAATTCTTTAAATTCTTCCTTGAATTTGTTTGCTTTATAAATGTCTTTGTTAGCCTTATTAACTTCTTCTATTCTATCCATAGCTGTATTAATAGTTGTTTCCATTTCTTGATCAGAGTTAAACCATTCAGGGTGTTCTTTCATTTCATTTACTTTGTTAGTAAGACGCTGAATAGTCATAGCATTAGCATCATATTTATCCGAAATAGGCGTAGTTAATGATTCTTTAAAACCTAGATTGAACTTTCTGCGTTCATTCATGTTCTGTCTTTCCTGTTGTTTATCAAACATACCTAGTTCGTGTTCAAATCTTTCTTTCTGCTGTTGTGTTTGGAAATCTCTGTTTATTTGATTCTGTTCAGCAGCGAAATCTCTTTGAGCTTGTGCTTGAGCAGCTTGGTTGTTTTGTGCTTGAATGGTTTTAGCCCAATCATTAGCCATTCCAACCAAATTCTTAATGCCAGCATTGGCATTGTTTAATTGGTTCGCATAGTTTTGGAAATTCAAAACTCCTGCAACACTTGGCAAATTCATCATTCCTGCCATAATTAAAATCCTCCAAATATACTTTGTACGCTTGGCATTTGAGTTGAAGTTGTTTTCATCATAGAACCATAACCTCTCTTTATTCTATTTAGACCTTGACCCAATGAACCTTCTGTCATGAATCGTTTTAGTTGGTCAGGTGTAGCACTATAATTGTAATACTTCTTACCCACTTTAACCATAGCAGTGTTAGTGTTTGGGTCATACTGAATATCTTGAACAACAGAACTTTGAGCATTTAAATCTTTTCTCAAACCAGTATCTTTTGAATCATAGTGTGGATTCTCTTGTTCAATCTCATAACCCATTTCTTTCCAGTTGGGCAAATTAACTCTTTGCTCATAGAAAGTGTTTAACAAATCATCGTGTTCGCTTTGGGTCTGAGGTTGAAGATAGTCAGGTTCATTTGTTGAATAAAATGCCTTAGAACCAGTATGTTGTACTGGTATACGAATTTGTTTGAAACTACCTAATTCATCGTGAACAGGTGGTTCATTCATTCTCATTATTTCTTCAACCGTTAGAGCCATATCTTACTTACCCATTAGCTGCATAATTTGTCCAAAACGATTCATAGCAGTGCCCAAACCAGCTTGTTGCTGTGGTTGCTGTTGCTGGGACTGCATTGGAGTCATTTGTGGAGCTTGATTTTGATTAGTTTGTATGTTTTGAGCGAGCTGTTGTGCTTGTTTCTGTTGTCCTTCTTGGTTTTGTTTAGCCATTGATAAGATTGCTAGAATTGCTGGTAGCATAATTCGTTCTCCTTTTAACCTAAGATTCTACCGATTAAACCTTTCTTTGATAAATTATTAGCAGCTTGTGCCTGAACATAATTAGCATAGTTTTGAGCATCAGTATTGTTTTGTGAAGCCAAATTAGTCATGTAGTTGCCATAAGCATTTGATAAATTATCTTGTGCGTTAGAAGCCTGACCCAACAAAGTATTAGACTTGTTGAACTGGTTTTGATAACGCTGGTTGCCTAAATTAGCATTTGTGCTAAATTCGTTCAATGCCATAGCACGGTCTTGATTGTATCGGTCATAAGCCTTATCCCATTCTTCACTAGCCAAAGCCTGTTGTTTTGCAGCCATTTCATTCGCATAATCACTTGTAAACATATTACCAGCATTGGCTCTACTGTTTGTGATTGCGTTCATAGCATTGTTGATTCTTTGGTTAGCAGCTTTAGAATAGAAATCATTAACATCTTTATCGTAAGAGAATTGCCCTGGGTCATATACTTCAAGGTTTTCCAAATCACTCAAATAGTCGCCATATTTGCCAGCAGTATCACCATAAGTTTGATTCATCTTATTATAATACTGATTGTATAATGCTCTGTTAGCATCACTGGTTTCCATAGACTTATCATAAGCCTGCTTTGCTGCTGCATTTGCTTTCGCAATCCTATCGTCCTGTTGGAATCCAAAGACATCACCGGGGTCAAATATATCACCTAATCCCATTAGATACCTCCATTTAGAATTGAATAATTACACATAAACTATTCTCCTGAACTTCAATAGCATTTTGTTGTAAATCTAGTACTTGCCCTTTCAATCCGTCTTTCGTAAACAAGAGAACAGGACAAACTTCGTTTCGTTGGTTTAAGAATTTGTTTGGAAGAACATTTGAACCAGTAGTTAAAATCTTTTTGAACAATCTTAACTTACCCATTTCAATGACTTTCCAACCATTATCTTCATTAGTAAAATCCCATGTTCCAGCAATCGCTTGGAGTATATCTTTAATAACACTTTTATCGTTTATTAGCATTTTTATACTCCTGTGTTTAATTCAGTATAACGAATACTGGAATCATTTATTACAAAATCTGTTGGTTCACTATAAGTTATTTTCAATACACATTGACGGGTCATACCCAAATTCATCCATTTAGCACGAACTCCGTATTCACCTTTTCTACCAACACTTGTTTTAATCACATTACCGAAAGTATAGCCACCATTATTACTCATTTGTAAGAGAGCATAAGCAGGTGTGCCATAATCTTCTTTAGCACCAACATTACATTCTACTGATAATTCGTGAATGATAAATGGTTTGTAATCACTTGTTATAACAGGTGTTTGTCTAGTTCGTAATAGTGGCAATCTCTGTGTATCATTGAAATCTTCATAGAAATACTCAGGGTCAAGTTGTGATAAATTACCATTTTCACTTGAACCAACAATAATCATATTATCCCACCAACAAGCATATAGTGGAATGTAGTTTTTAATCTTACCATTATAGAAATTTCTTGAACTTCTTAAATGCCATTCACCTGTTGCTATATCGTAGCAATAACAAGTTTCACCAATACTGAAGCAATAGAAACTATGGTTGTTTAAAGAATAAGTCCAACCAATAATTCTAGTTGTTTCGTTTGTATTTAAAATCTTATCTAACCATAATGGACTGATCTTTTGAACATTTGTATCGTTTATCATCAATACGCATTTACTATTTGCTTTACCAGTACCAATACAGAATTGTGAATGGTTCACAGAAGCCAATGAATATGGGGCTTCAAGACCTTGTTCTTTGTTAATTGTATAACTTGTTCGTTGCCATGTTTGATATGAAGCACTATCACCGCGTTGCCAGAATTCAATAGAAGAAGGACCAAACAAAGTAAGCAAAGCACCAACAGAAGAAATAGCAATACATTTATCCGAAGAAGATTCAGCATTGAAATACTGTCTAGCACCATAATCGTCTAGGAAACAATACACACCACTATCAACATCATCCATTTGTACTGTTATTTTATCTTGTTCGTACTGAACTTTTCCATCAATGATTTTAAATACTTTTCTTGTGTCCTGTGAAAGTGGATATGGAACTGAATAGAAAACATAAGAAGAACCTCTATCGTTTACAACAATAGAACCACTAACTACTGCTATGTGAGAAGGTTGAATATATGCTCTCTCGTCAAGTCTTTTTGGTAAAGTAATTTCTACTCTGCGACCTTCTTTCAAATCGTAAGCACCAATGTTTTGACCATCTACCCACAATAATACAGCTCGTTCACCACCTGATTCGGCAAACTCTACTCTATTTCCAATGGCATAAGTACCAATGATTTCGTGGTCTAATGTCTTTGGTGTAATACGATAAATGTTTCCTTTGTACGCAAAGAACAAACATTGTTGGAATGATTGAGTCTTTAAACCAGTGGAAGGAACAAACATACCATCGCACTTGCCGTCAACACCTAATTGTTTTAGGAACTTAATACCTGGGCAGGACTGCATAAATGTTTTCTTCTCGTCACCACTGCCATTAAAATCAGTGAACATATTACGAGAAATAGAACTACCTTCTATGTTTGGAAAAGTAGTTCCATTTGTTCCACCTGTGAGATTGTATATTACTTTAGCCATAATCTTACCAATCTCCTGCTAAACCTCTTTCATAAGAGAAATTATATCCATTCGTAGAGAAATTCTCATAGACTTCAGGTCTGTTAGCATCGTTAATAACTTTGATATTTCCCTTGTCTGTTTCAAATTCTTCCTGATACATTGGTAGAGCATCCATATAGTGATAACGCATACAAAGTTTTACGCACAAACCATCTTCAATTAGATTTTGATATTTGGAGCTGTAATAAAGAACATCGTCTATATCCAAATCGTCAATGGATTCAAGATAAGTCATACGATAATCAAGCACCATTGTTGTATTAAATTCAACATGGAAATACTCAATATAATATGTTGTACTACCTACTATGATTTTATCGTGTTCAGTATCTACACAATACATTGAAGAAAGACCATAAGGCTGGAACTGGTCAATTTTTGCTTTATCACCAGGATAAATCTTTACATACTTACTGTTCAACTTTCTTCCCATACCAAACACTCTGTCAGGAAGATTACCTGTGATAACACAACCAGGCCATAGTTTGCTCATCTTTTGTTCAAATTCATAATTTGTTTGCCATGTTATTCCACCATTTCCAAAAGTTAAGAAATAGAACTCATTTCCTACCTTAGCAACATCGTCAACTTTTCTGTTGTCAATATCGGCAATCATCGCTTCTGTTGTTGGATATTCAACCCAACCATCAGGCAACTTGGCAAATCTAATTTCTTTACCACAACGAAAATCTACAACTTGATAATTTTCAAGAATGTAGTTCTGTGTATTTAAGTCAGTAATTACTGCTTTTAAATCATTCAATGCTGCCATAGAATAGTTTTCGTTCACAGGTTGGCCGTCGCCAACAATGCCGACTCTTTGGCAAGCATTTTGGATTATGTTGTTAATACGAATCATTAAAACCTCGCTAGCAATTTAGGTTCTCATATATTTATAGTTTATACTAAAAAGAAAATGGAGTGGCAAAATACCACTCCATTTTACAAGGAGACCACAATGGTCAATTCAATTATTCTCTTTCCATGTAAGCAAGTACACAGGAACGGGCTTCAGGAAGACCGACTGCGAAAGGTGCTACAATACGGTACATAGTTGTTAATGTTTCACCATTACCAAACTTGTAAGTCTGTACCTTGAGAGCTTCTTTGTTAGCTGTTTCCATTTCGGAACCTGGGATATTGCCAAACTTATATGTGTCATAAGCAATAGCATCAGTAGTACGAGTCTGAACAACATCATAAGTCTTACCAGAGGTAAGCATAGATGTGAATGTCAAAGAAGAAGTACCGGTTGGAACCCATGCGTTAGCATTTCCACCATTCATTCCTTCAAATTCAACTCTCAATTCAGGAATCTTACCATCGGCATCTGGTATTACAATGTAATCTTCATTTGTCTGAATACCATTCTTATCAACCAACTTCAAGCCAGTTGCTTTGAATGGAACACCAGCATTACCAACGAGAGTACCGGAAGTGATTGGTTCAAAACCCTTTTCACCAGTGGTGACTGTGACGGAGAATGTATCATTACCAGCTTCTACAACAGGCATGAACTGTTCTTCTACAACTGGAACACCAGCAAATGTACCAATAGCAGCGTCTTTATAGAGTTTGTTTACAATTTCGTCATTCTTAATCTGACCAGCAGCAACAGCGGCAATATCATGACCAACTACTGGGTCAATGTAAGTGACCTTGGAACCAGCGGCACCAGCTTTCTTCAACTTACCATTAGCCTTAGCCAATGTAGCCAAAGACTTTGTACCAACAACGGCCTGAGCAGCTTTGAATACAGTCTTATCTACTGCGTACTGTTCAATGGTCTGACCAATAGAGCGACCGCGAGGAATAGCAATCTGGTCGGAGAAGGATTCAATATCACCCAATTTTTCCCATTCGTCAAGTTCTACATCATTCAAACCTGCTTCAAGAGAAATTGGATAAACGATTTCTTTGATTTCTTCTACCTGAGCGGAAAGACCATTTCTTCCATCGGAAGCCTTGGCAATACGAGATTTACCTGGGTCAGGAATGTAAACAGTGTAAGTATTACCATATTTCTTACCAACCATCTGTTCCTGTGGAATGTAAGATTTTGCCTTCTTCAAATAAGGCATGTTGTCATAAATTTCTTGTGCGATTACTTTGGTTTTCGCATTGTTGCTAAATTCATTAGCCATAATTAAACCTCTTTAAAAGAATTTGTTTGTGAATGTTTGTTTATCTGCGTGAATCCAAAAATGCTTCCAATGATTTTGGGTCATCCCAGATGTTTTTCTTTGCGATTGTATCTACACCTGGTTTACCAATTACTTTTGGTGGTTCTTGAACTTGCTTAACTTGTTCAATAGCCATAGCCTTCTTGGCTTCATACTTTTTGATTACATCTCGCTCAATGTCCTTTAATTCATCCATTCGTTCATCGGAAGTCATATAAGGGTCATCAAACAAACGAGACTGAGATTCCTGATTATTAACAAGTTCCATTAAAATAGCAGGACCATAAGGACGTCTCATTAAATAACTTGCTACTCTCTCATCGTTATCAATTTTATCCAACAATTCGGTTTCTTGTGCTATTTGGAAGGCTTCACGATACTGAGATTTTTCTTCGTCGGTTTTGAACAAATTATTTAAGTTCTTCGTTGCTCGTTCTTTGTAATAAGTGAACATAGCATCTTCATCACTCTTTTTCTTTGCTGCTA